GTCGTGATTACTTGTGTGACGACAAACCTGTTGATGCTAGTCATGTCCATGTCATTTCCGGGCAACCGGATGAGGGCACCTTCCATCGGCAAGGCTACTGAAGTGGCGGCCCTCGAGACAATGGGGTCCTGTGAAGCACTGTACCGAAGAACCTCCATACGCTTCACATTCGGCTTACGTTTCCCTCGTCCACTTCTGTTCTCAGATCTCTGGCTGTTGGACCTCTTGTGAGACCCTTTGCCGGACAAACTGCGCCGTCTGGGCCATGACCCGCGTTGCTGTTCTGGCTTTCCCCTCCCAGTCCAACCTTTGCCATTGATGGCATACCCCTGCTGGGTAAAGGGCCTCCTCTTCGAATTCGTCCGTTTGCGAGGTGTTCCGTTGTTCTGTGGTACCCGAAAGGTTACTGACCTGGTCGACCTCTGACTGTCCAGGCTCTGGGTGCGCATGGTCCGTCCCCTGGATGTGCTGCGCCGCCTGGGGCGATCTTGGTTGCGTCGCTGAGGCATAGTTGACTATGGCAAGGACAATTGTATACAATAGCCAAAAGAGGTTAGCGAAATTCAAAGTCTGGCGCGAAATCGTGTCTGGATGTCACAAAAGATAGACCCTGCCAATCGTGCGACTGGCAGGTGAGGCGGCGAACCGCCTCACAAATTGTCAATGTGCATTATCCTCTCCCACACTGGGTGAGAAAGGACAAAGGGGAGGCGCTGCGCGCTCTCAATTTCTTCAATGGCCTCATCGATATCCTCTGCTGTCACACCATACAACGCGGCCATATATTCTTTTGTCTCAGCATCATACGACATTCCTCTGTGTAACAGTGCGTTACATCTCGCCGCAACATCTTCCCCTCTTTTCAATGGTTTCTCGCCCCCAATGATGGGTCTCAACAACTGCTGGACCCTTCGCGCCATATCAGCCAACAGTGGAACGTGCTCATAACACTTCTCCTCCATGCTGCTCACTTGGGCTAACCACTCCCACGGGTCACTCCGCAACGCCCGCGCCCAATGGTGCTTATACGCCCTCCTTCCCAAGTGTGGCCCCCAGACATACCTACCACCCACACGATACGGCCGCAACGCCAAATACACTATCTCGCTGACGGTCTGGCAAATGATTGGCTTGTATATGAACCCCAACTGTTACATATTAATCACCACTAGGTCCACAAAAGCCCTCCCCACCGCTCTCCCAAGGTATGTTCGGGGTAACACATGCGCAGCGTCATCTCCACAAATCGTTCCAAACCAGTGTTCGCTTGTTCTCCGCAACAATTCCGTCAATTGTCCTGGATCCATATGTGTTGCCTGCCACACCGTGAGGTCATTTAGGGCCAGATTGATAGAAAGATCCGATGCCAT